CACCAAACTGTCGATATCGCATCAACGCTTGTGTCATCGAATCCACATAGTCATCGTTTCTACCATAAGGGAAAGCTGCGCATTCTTCAATAACTTCTTCTGCCCACTTATACGGTGGGTACCAAATCATTCCTGCTTCAAATAACGGTGCAACGGAGTTGACTCTGACTAATTTGTCGTTTCCTCTGCTCGGTGTGAAGTTGATCACAGGAATTCCCATGGCTTGAAGTTCGTGCGTGAGGGGAAGTCCTGTTGCTTTCGCTTCAATAATAATTTGTTCGGGCTGCCAATACTGGTTTTTCTCTAAAGCGATTCTTTTTAGCTCGGGAAAGTCCCATCTTCCTCTATCAGCTTCCATTAACAGCAAATTTTGCTTACCTTTCTTCTCATTTTAGAAAACTCCCTAGTTTGTAATCGCAGAATAGTCCGCTGTTGTCTTCGATGAGAAGGCAGTATCATAACTTTGAATGATATATTGCAACGGTGGCTGATCTTTGTCCCATAATTGCCACCATTCACGCTTAATTATGGAAGTTTCTTCGGATGTGGGCTGTTGTTGCCACTGTGCATTCCATTTAGCCACGGGCAGTGAGGCTTTCACCGCTTCTAATTGATCTTTTTTCCAGAATTCTGGCCATTGAGGGGTGCCGTCGTCCATGAGCGCAGGGAAATCGACAATCTCCCACTTGTCTGCGAGCGGATCTTTGGCTTGAGCCTCGATCAAACGCTCTGTTAAGTCGTCTTCTGACCAACGAGTCATGACTACAACGATACTTCCCCCAGGTTGAAGACGCTGACGGGGACCTGAAGTGTACCATTCCCATGCATTCTCCATCGCAGTCTTGCTTAAAGCGTCTTGTTCGGAGTGTGGATCGTCGATAATGAGCAAATCTGCACCACGACCGGTTATAGATCCACCGACACCTGCTGCAAAATACTCTCCTCCGTGATTTGTCTCCCATCTTCCAGCAGCTTGAGAGTCGGCTCTAAGTTCAGTGTCGGGGAACACGGACTTAAATTCGTTCTCGTTCATCAAATTTCTGACCTTACGACCAAAACGATAGGCTAGCTCGGCTGTATGGGTGGTTTGGATAATCTTTAATTTAGGGTTATTGCCCATCATCCAGGCGGGAAAGAGATAACTGGCAAATTCTGACTTAGTATGTCGGGGTGGCATGTTCACAATCAATCTAGAAATTTTTCCATCCCTGATGGCTTCTAATTTTTTAGAAATGATTTTATGGTGCCTCCCCTCTATGAAGTCGGGCCAAATGTTTTTTACAAAATTTCCAAAGGAGTCCCTAGAGTTCCTTGCGGATTCAAGTTGTACTTTCTTTAGTTCAAGCTTCTTGAGAAACAAAAGTCTCTCTTCTTGAGACATGGAAGACAAATCTGGTAGTAAATCGCTCATCTTTTCTGTGTATATTTATATACTAGCACTAACTATATACTACTTCTAAATTTAGGGGGTACCCCTCTTTTTTCAATAGTAATGTATTACTTCGTAATTCCTTAGTATCTCTTAACCAAAAATATTCTATTTTTGGTTAGGCGCCGAAAAAAAAATTTTCATGCACAAGGGATTTTGATGTTCGGGGCAACGGGCGCCCGTCCCGAGATAAGCAAGGACGGGCGCAAGAAAAGTTAAGCGATGTATTTTTGATAGTCTTGAATGATATCGACTATCGGAAATATATTTCCGTCATCAATACACTTATCAACAAAGTTATGAATTTGAATTTCTGACATACTAACAATTTCTTCATTGGTAGGTGTATCAAAAATATAATCATAATTATTATTACCAAATGATCCGTCAAAGTAATCGTATTGAAGTTTTGGCTTTGATGTAATTTTTATTGTATTCCAATAATCATTAGAAAACCAATTAGCCCCAATAAAATTTCCTGCTTTCTCATTCACGATAATAAACTTTTTTGATTTACTATCTAAGAATAACATTTTGTCATTCTGAATGTGTTCTTCTAATTCTAATATAAAATTAGTATTTAGAATTACATTCGGATTATCTTTTAAAACACTTTTCAAATAAAATTCGTTGAAGTGCCAAGTATCCGAACAGTTTTTATGAATTAACGGAATTGGTAGTCTTGCTCCATTGTGCATCATTCCTATAATTCGATTATCTTTATTATAAGAAATAAACGGGTGACAATTCTTACGATTTGTTTTTCCTTCAGTTGTATATCTGAAGTGAATTCCCATTTGATTTTGAGCTTTTGCTTTATGTAGATTAAAAAAGTTTTTTACTTCAGTGAAGTTTTTTGGGCAGAATTTATCTGAAACAAAATTTCCTTTTTGATCTAAATACATAACTCCGAAGCCGTCCGAATTTCTATTATAAGCAGTTTCTAAATCTTTATAATTTAAAGACTGAATATCATTAGCTAAAATTATTAAACACATTTTTTATTCCTCGCTTTCTTGTCTAATTAATTCTTGGTTGTTAATTCTGAAATCGTGAACAACAGTTTTAAAAGTTGTATAAATAGATTTCCATTCTTCGATATGCTCTAGATGTGAAAATGAATTTCTATCATCTAAGAATATTAAAAGATTAGAATAATCTTTGTTCACGTTCTTTAATAACCAATCAAAATAATTATTGTGATGTGTTCCGTAATCGGGGTTGAGTGCGTCGTATTCGTGATCAGTATCAATGATCCATGAATTAACAGTATTAACAAATTCTAAATATCTAAAAAAAGATATTTGCTTAATGTTTGATCTGAAAATTCTGATCTCGAATGTATTACGATTGTTAAAGTTAATAACTCGATACTTATAATCACCACCACTTGTTTGAATAGGTGAATGATAATCAATATCATTAACAAATCGGCAATACTGATTGGGTTGACGTCCTGCAATATCAATTATCAATTGTCTATTTTCTGGATTGTTATAGAAAATATTTAAACGTCTTAATTGATTGTCGGTGTATGCTGATCTATTACAGTGAACATGAATTCCACAATTATAACCGTGATAAGCTTTGACGTATTGATTAGGGTTAAGTTTGAAAAACTCATTCCATAAATGGTTTTTGTGATATTGAAATGAAGCATTAGTTGTTATCATTTCAAAACCTTTTCTTGGATCAAGACTACCGTCCCTTTTACAGAGTGCGTATCCGTCAAAACATTCTTCAAACTTTTGAACAATATCTTTTCTTAGATATCCGTCCCTCGTATGAAGTTCAATTTCAACACCTTCAAAGCGAATACTACTCTCTCGTCCTAAATGATGAAGTGTAATCGTAGTGTCATAATCTGGTAGATCACCATGATTTTCACAGTCGCAATCATCACCTTCACAATAGTAAGTGTCGCAATCATCACAATATGTTTCTCTATCATTGTGGCAACCTTCACAATAATAGCCTTCTCTACTTTCAAAAGAATGTCTTTCATTATTGTGAAAAATATTTTCGCAACCTTCACACGTAAAGTGTGCGTCACATCTTGCAGTGTCACAGATTAATTCGCCGTCTACCTCGTAAATTTCATCTGTGTGCTGAAATTCTACTTCTTCGTGATAGTCACAATAAATGAGTCTATGCGAAGTTTTTTCTTCGAGGGTTTGATTTAATAGACGGAATAGTCTTGCTCTATATATAGCTGATAAGCTAGATATGTTTCGTATGTTCCCTCGATCCTGCTCTCGAGTTTCAAAAGAATTAATACGAGTGTTAATATAATTGAGAAGCTTTTCTTCAAGTTCAGAAAAACTTGAATATGTTTCATTCTCAATCATATTCATTAGTTGTCTAATATTCATAATTGTTTTTTCCTTTCTGAATATTCTGTCTTGTATTATATATATTTATACATATATTTGTATAACTAATTTAATTATTATGATGAAAAAAAATTTTGAGCTTAAACGTACCTCCAATAATCTTGAGATGGTAAACGTCATAAATTATGACAAAGAGCAAGAAAGAGTAAAATTTAAAAGTAATAAATTATTACGTCTTCGATCTGTGTCTGCAGCTATGAAAGTAATAAAATATTACTTCTTGCCCCATAGTTCAGGTAGTTGCCCCAGGGCTTTACCGATGGGTACGGGCTCAAGCACAGGCACAGAGGTCAGGCGCAAGCACAGGCAAAAAAATTCTCAAGCACAAGTTCAAGCGCACGCACACTCGCACGCACAGGTGACCCTGGATCTAGGCCCACGCACAAGTAATAATTTATTACCAGGCAAAGCTGCTGGAGGCCTGGGGATTCGTCATAATTTATTACCGTACAAGCTCCGGAAAAAAGCTGCTGGTGTAATAATTTATGACCATTTTTTTCTTGCTGGATGCAGCTACAGCTGATACATTTTATGGGATAATATATAGAAAGGAAAAGCTATGAGATTTATAATTAAAGATCTAAAGCTACAAGTTATCGCAACGTTTGATGATAATGATCAAGACATATTTGAGATAACGCACTTTTATGCAGACGAACTAAAAAACGAAGCTAGTTTGTTAGACTCAATCAAAAATCATTTGAAAAGATCTTCAGATGATCTAGTTAAACTTTCGCTATGTTGGATTTGTAAAAATCTAAAACCCTATGCGAAAAACCCCGCTATCAAAGCGACACTAGAAAAAAACGGTAAATACTTTTTCGGATCGTGGGCTTAGCATTTGAAATCAATATCGGTCATCTCAGTTTAGAGGTGACCGAAAACTACGAGGGAAACAAGTGGCATGTAGTTTTGTTTGACAACAGGCACACGCCACCGACACACGAAGACACGGTCGGGCTTGAAACTTATGACCAGATCTTTGAATATTTAAGAAAGGTAGAAAATGACTATAACTAAAAAACATCTAAAAGAACTAGCCGACATCGTGCATAAGGCTCAAGCACAGGCACCCGAGATAGCAGAGGATGTCAAAAACTTTGCGAAACGGTATGCT